TGAAGAAGCATACGAGAGATGTGGTATTCGAACTAATAGTGGTTATGACATTAGAAGTGCTAGACGGAGTTTAAATCTTTTATTTTCTGAATGGGGCAACAGAGGTGTTCATCTCTGGAAAGTTAAATTAAACCAAATTCAATTTACAGCTGGAGTAGCGACTTATTCAGTGCCTACTCAAGTTAACGATGTTTTAGAAGCTTATATTTCTTCAAGTGGTGCAGTAAATGGAACTTTAAATACTGCTTTAACTGATGTTGCAACAAGCGTTGTACTTACAGACGGTACTGGATTTGCATCAAGTGGTACAATTCAAATAGGACTAGAATTTATCACTTACACTGGTAAATCAACAAACACATTAACTGGAGCAACTAGAGGAGCTAGAGGTTCGTTAGCCGTGGCTCATGCAGCAGGTGTACCAGTACAAAATATAACTGGCTCAGGAACGGCAAGTACACAAGATGTTGCTTTAACAAAAATTGATAGATCGGCTTACTCTGCTTTACCAAATAAATTAACAACTGGACAACCCTCACAATATTTTGTGGATAGACAGACACAACCAACAATAAGTTTATACCTTGCTCCAAATGCATCTACTTATACAACATTAAAATATTATTCAATTGATAGAATTGAAGATGCTGGATCTTACACAAATAATCCAGATGTACCTTTTAGATTTTTACCATGCATGTGTTCTGGCCTTGCATATTATTTATCACAAAAAAAATCTCCAGATAGAATTCAATTATTAAAACAACTTTATGAGGATGAATTATTAAGAGCATTAAATGAAGATGGTTCAAGAACTTCAGTTTATATTTCTCCTCAAACTTATTTCGGAGATGGTGTATAATGAGTTATGCAAGTGGTAAAAGATCAAAAGCTATTTCAGATAGATCAGGTCAAGCATTTCCTTATAGAGAAATGGTTAAAGAGTGGACTGGTGCATTAGTACATATATCGGAGTTTGAACCAAAGCATCCTCAGATTGATCCACCTTATCACAAAGCAGATGCTGTAGCTTTACAAAATCCAAGAACTATGAAGTTTCAGCAACCAACAGATATATCAACTATAAATCCACAAGCTCCAAACGATGATACTATTGCAGATTCAGGTGGGATATTTGTAGGGGTTGCTAATCTTTCTTTACCAGGAGATTTTGCATTTAGAACTCAAGACTTTGAAGTAACTTCAAATGGAATCACAACAACTATTCACAGTATGGTTCCAGAAGATCCTTCATTACAAAATAGAAGAAGAGAACTTATATCATCATTAGGTTCTGTGGGGGTTAGTATTACATAATGGCTGTCACACACGCAAATTTTTTAACTCAAGTAAGAAATTATACAGAAGTAGATAGTAATGTTTTGACTGATGCAATTATTCAAGATTTTATTAAATCAGTAGAATTAGATATAGCTGGTAAAGTTGATTACGATGATTTAAGAAAATATGCTACATCCAATTTTACAGCTGGAAATAGATATGTAATTTTGCCTTCTGATGCGATTATTGTAAGATCTGTTCAAGTTATAGATAGCAGTGATAACAGAACTTTTTTAGAAAAAAGAGACACTAGTTTTATTTCAGAATTTGCTCCAAATGATACAGTGACAGGAACTCCTAAATATTGGGCAAATTGGGAAGATAATGTCCAACAAGGGCCAGTAATTTTAGTTGCTCCTACACCAGCAACTGCTGATACTGTTCAATTAAATTATATAAAATCTCCTCCAGAATTTACTAGTACAACAAATACTTTTCTATCTACAAACCAAGAATCAATGTTATTACATGGAGTATTAGCAGAAGCTTTTAGATTTCTTAAAGGACCCGACAATCTATACAACCTCTATAATTCAAAGTATAATGAAGAAACACAAAATTTTGCCCTACAACAAATGGGTAGAAGAAGACGAGGAGAATATCAAGACGGAGTACCAAGAGTCAAAGTCGATTCTCCGAGTCCATAAATTTAAAGGAGAAAAATTATGGCAATAACAACAAATGCAATCTGTGATTCTTTTAAAAAAGAATTACTACAAGGAAGTCACGATTTTGATGCATCAACAGATACATACAAATTAGCGATGTACACAAACGCAGCGACTTTAGGAAAATCAACAGAAAACTACTCTACTAACCCAGGTGGTGGATCAAATACTGAAGTAACTTCAAGTGGATACACAGCGGGTGGTAAAGCACTTGTTAACCAAGGTGTTAAAGTTTCATCATCAGTAGCTATTACTGATTTTGCTGATCTATCATTCGTAGGTGTAACTCTTACTGCAAGAGGTGCATTAATTTATAACACACAAACAAATGGTGGTTCAAATACTACTGACGCTGTAGCTGTGTTAGATTTTGGAAGTGATAAAACTGCAACGTCTGGAACTTTTACAATTCAGTTTCCTGCATTTACAACTTCCGCTGCTATCTTAAGATTAGCATAAGGATAATAATGAATGTCAAATACATGGGGTGCACTTAGTTGGGGACAAGGTAGTTGGGCAGCACAGGGTGATGTCGGATTAACTGCTTCTGGTATAAGTGCATCCTTTAGTATTGGCAATATTGTTGCTGACGCAGAACTTCAAGTAGGTTGGGGTGGCGACACTTGGGGTGAAAATGAATGGGGTGACCTTTCTGGTTCACAACCAGTCGCTGTTGGATCACAATTAACTTCATCTATAGGAACAGTTCAAGAAAATATAATTGTAGATGTTTCTGTATCTGTAACTAATGTAGGGCAGATGGCATTTGGAGAACCAAGTGCTTTAGGCGGAACATCAATAGTTCAATCAGTCACTGGACAACAAATAGCAATTACTGGCGGAGAAGAAGTAGTTGGTATTGGAGTAGAACTTACTTCTACAAATCTACAAGCAACTACATCTATAGGATCTGCTACAGTCGATGATTCTACGTTAACTGGTATTGGTTGGGGTAGAAGAACATGGGGTAACTTAGCTTGGGGTGGAGCTTATTCAGCTATTGCTGTAGGACAAGAATTAACTTCTACAATAAATTTTCCAGCAACAGGAGCATTTACTGATGTAAGTATTTCAGTTTCTGGTTTACAATTAAATGCAACCTATGCAAACCCATCCTTCTCAATTCAAATTGACCAAGATATATTTGTATTAGCTTCAGAGGATCAATTAGATATTAATACCGCAACTCCTACTGTAGAAGGACTAGCAACGGTTGATGTAAGTGGTTCTCAATTAACTGGATCAATCGGAAATACGATAGCTGGATTAAAAACACCAGTAGACGTTACTGGTATTCAAGCGACTATGTCTTTGGGTACTTTTACATTAGTTCAATCTACTAATGAACCAGCAACGGGCCAACAAATGGCAGCATCTTTAGGTACTCCTTCAGAAATACCAGGACAGATAATTGGTGTTTCAGGTTTACAAATGGCTTCTTCTATAGGATCAGTAACTGTTACTGGTGTAGCAAATATAGATGTAACTGGTATACAATTGACGGCATCGATTGGTAATGTTAATATTACTTCGTGGCAAGAGATTAATCCCGGTGTAACTAATACATGGTCAGAGGTTGATTTGGCAGCTTGATTAAGGTAAAATTATAATATTTAGGAGATAAAAATTTATGGCATCTAGTTACTCAACAGATTTAAAACTTGAACTTATGGTCACTGGCGAAAACGCTGGTACATGGGGTGATAATACAAATAATAACTTAAACTTAATTCAACAAGCAGTAGCTGGTTTTGAATCTATTGCTTTGAACAATGGTGGTAATGTTGCTCTTGCAATGACTGATAAAACTATTTCAACTGCAAGAAACATGGTCATTAAATTTACTGGTACGCTTACAGGAGCATCAACTGTTACTGTTCCAGATTCAATAGAAAAATTTTATATATTCGATTGTTCTGCCGTTGGTGGACCAACTAATTTAACAATTAAAACAGCTTCAGGAACAGGATTTACTTTAGACCAAGCTGCTATGTATTCTGCTTATGCAGATGGTACAAATTTAAAAGAAATATCTTTAGATACTTTAGGAGGCACTATAGGTACAGCAGGCATTGCTGCTTCGGCTGTAACCACTGCTAAGATTGCAGACGATGCTGTGACTTCAGCTAAAATCGCAGACGATGCGGTTGTAACAGCGGCTATAGCAGACGATGCGGTTGTTGCTGCTGCTCTTGCCGATAACGCAGTTGTAACAGCGGCTATAAATAATGATGCTGTAACTGCAGACAAATTAGCAGATACTTCAGTAACTGCGGGTTCTTACACCACAGCCAATATTACAGTTGATGCCCAAGGAAGATTAACGGCTGCTGCATCAGGTGCAGCTGGAGCTCCTTCTATGGTCTTAACAAAATCAAGTATAGCTCATCCTTCTTCAGGCGCAGGTTTATCAAACAATGTACAATTTACTGCTAATCCAGCTACTACAAAAATTAATGTTGTATTAATTGGAGGAGGAGGTGGAACAGGTAACACAAAAACTTCAAACTATCATGGAGGATTTGGTGGTGCAGGATTATTTAGCACTACAATTTCACAACCTTTTTCAGTTCCAGTTACAATTGGTAATGCAGGTACACAAGGTACCCCACACAATAGTGCACCTCACCAAGGACAAGCAGGTGGAGCTTCATCTTTTGGTAATTTTACTGCCAATGCTGGAAATGGTTTAAGTGGTAATACTCCTGGTAATCCAGGAAATGCACCAGGAGCTACAGTTGTTTATTCAGATAGTAATGCAACTTATAGTGATAACCTTTACACCCATACTTGGCTAACTGGTCAGGGTAACGCACAAAATAGAAGTAATAACATAGGTATTCAATCCCCAGGAAGTGGAAGAGCTGCTAGTGGTAATGGAAGCAATAACACTCAAAACGCAAACGCAGGTGGTGGATGTATTTTAATTTATGAAAATATAGGAGACTAGTATGGCAAAATTATTATTCACTGCAGGCAACAATAAAGAGATGGGATCTTTTTATGGTGTATTAGCGGATGGAAGATCACTTGGAAATGAAAATATTTACGAAAGTGTAACAATTACTGAACAAGAATATACAGATTTAATTACTGGAGTAAAAGGATTTACAACTGATAGTGGTAATGTTGTCTGGTCTGATGAACCAGTATGCCCAAGTAAAGAAGAGTACGATGAAGATTTACAAAACTTATTGAGAGATATTAAAGAATTACCTACACAACAACCAGGTAACGAAGTATTTGGATCTAAATCATTTTCAGATTACATACAACAAGTTGAAGACATAGATTCTTCTGCAATAACTTTTCCTTTAACGACATCTTTTAGAAAAGATATTGCTACAAGATGTGCAGATTACACAAGTTTAATTGATCTAAAATAGGTTTACAAAAATTTTATAGAATGTATATATGTTTATATGTTTTCAAAAGATAATGTAATTGAGTTTAAAGCAGATAAATTTTTCATAGAAAACAATAAAGACATTTACCCTGTACCTTCTCTTTTAAATATTCCAGAGTGGTTTAAAAAACTAAAGCATTCCAAAGAAAATTCTACAGTTAAAGGTTGTATGCCTTTTTTAGATGCAATTACAGCAGGTTACATAATTAAAAATTCATCCGATTTCATTTTACATAAAGAGGGTAAAAAAACTTATATAGAATATGCATTAAAAGAAAATAATACCTTTTATAATATCAATGCTGCTAATAATCACTCAGAACACAACAACTCTCAACTTGAAGGTTCTCCATTAATAAAAAAAAATAAAATGGATTCTTTTTTAAAAATATACAATCCTTGGGTAATAAAAACGCCTCCAGGATATTCATCTTTATTCGTAAATCCCTTAAACAACTCTGACGATAGATTTGAAGCCATTGCTGGTATTGTTGATACTGATGTTTTTCCAGCTCAAGTTAATTTTCCAATTGTTTTAAATTCGGATAAGTACCCAAATGATTTTAAACATTTTGTAAAAAGAGGAACTCCTATAGTACAAGTAATACCTTTTAAAAGAGAAAATTGGAAAATGAAAATTGTTGAAGATAAAATATTCAATCTTATAAAATTTATGACTGTGTGGCATCAAAGCTTTATGGCACGATACAAAGACAGAATTTGGAAAAGAAAAAAATGGAGGTAAAAGATTTAATTGATATTCAGGATGATGCTTGTGATGTTCAAATGGTTGGAAGAATAGTAGAGATATATTCTAAAAAAAAATCTTTTTTTGAGGAAGGACAGGTTGCTCCTAACAAAGAAGGTAATGCTTCTCTTATAAAAAAAATAAGAAGTGCAAAAATTATAAATTTAAATAATTCTGCAAAAAGTTTAACAGATGTTCGTTGGGGAAATAATCTAATTAATGTATTTGTAAATGGACTAAATAAATATGTTGAAAATAAAAAATTAAAATATTTAGACAGTGTAAGAATAAGAGATATTCAATTATTAAAATATGAAGAAGGTGATCATTATATGTACCACACAGACAACGGAAGTTTTTCACCTAGAACTATCAGCTGTATATTACTGTTGAATAATGATTATGAAGGTGGTGAGATTTCATTTACAGATCCTCAAGGAAACAACGAATTTAAGGTTGAAACAAGACCAGGTAGATTAATTGTTTGGCCTAGTAATTTTATGTATCCACATAAAGTAAATAAAGTAACGAAAGGAACAAGGTATTCAATTGTAGCATGGGCACTATAAGAGATTTTAAATATAAAAAAATAGAAAATTTTTTAGATCCTGATGTAGTAAGGTTAGCTTGTAGTTATTGTGAAATAAGACATAGACATGACTATAAAATTGTTTCTTCACAAGGACCAACCAAAGGCAACTATGATACTGAATATTATGCAGATCCTTTTGGTGAGTCTTTAATGATTTCTTCTATAGAAAAAATGAATAATTTAACAGGACTACAATTGTTACCAACTTATAGTTTTTTAAGAGTTTATACTTTTGATTCTCAACTTAAGGAACATACGGATAGACCTTCTTGTGAAATTAGTGTTACTGTTAATCTTGGAAACAGTGGAGAAGATTGGCCCATTTACATGGAAAATAAACCAGTAATATTAAAACCTGGAGACGCATTAATTTATTTAGGTTGTGAATTAAAACATAAAAGAGAAAAGTTTACTGGTGACTTTAATGCACAAATTTTTATGCATTATGTTGATAAATTTGGTCCTAATGCTAATTTTGTTTTAGATAAAAGAACCCTACCTGGGGAACAACTATAAGAAGACATATAGGTTTATAAAACAATCTTTATAAGGTATAATACCCATATGCCATTAACAAACGTACAAATAAGACCTGGATTTAATAAACAAGTAACCCCTACTGGAGCTGAAGGACAATGGACTGATGGGGATTTTGTTAGATTTAGATATGGACTTCCTGAAAAAATAGGTGGTTGGGAACAAATAACATCCAGTACACTTGTAGGAGCTGCAAGAGATCAACTCGTTTGGGCTGACTTAGATGGTAGAAAATACTCAGCTATAGGTACTAACAAGACTTTAATAATTTATTTTGAAGGTGCATTTTACGACATTACACCATTAGATGCTGCAATTGCTGGAGCAACCTTTACAACAGTAAATACTAGCCCAACTGTTACAGTAAATAAAGTTGCTCATGGTTTGTCTACTGGAGATTTAATCACATTTACTTCTGTTACACCACCAGTAGGAGCAGGTTATCTAGCAGCAGATTTTACTACAAATACTTTTGAAGTCGTAACAGTTCCAAGCCAAGATACATTTACAATAACCATGGCATCAAATGCTGGTACAACAGTTGCAGCAAGTGGGGCAGCTACAATAAATCCTTATGTTAAAGTAGGACCATTGAATCAAACTTCTGGTTTTGGTTATGGTACTTCTGGATGGGGTGGATCATCTGGAGTAATATCAACACTTAATGGTTTACTACAAGATGATACTGCTGGGACTGGAGGGTCTGGTACTTCAATTACTTTATCTTCTGTTACTGGCTTTCCTACTTCTGGAACTATAAAAGTAGGGACTGAATTTATTTCTTATACTGGTATTTCTACAAATGATTTAACTGGTATTACCAGAGGAGTTGCAGGAACAAGAACTGCTCATTCGAGTGGAGCTTCAGTTGAAGTTTATCTTGGATGGGGAACGGCATCATTAACTGGTGGAGTGACTTTAGAGTCTGCTTCATGGTCATTGGATCACTTTGGTTCAAAATTAATTGCAACAATAAAAGATGGACAAACTTTTGAATGGGATACTATAAGCACTCTTGCTGCAGCTTTAAGCACTAGAGCAACAGTTGTAAGTGGAGCCCCAACAAAATCTGTTATGTCTATTGTTTCTGAAAGAGATAGACATTTAGTAATTCTTGGAACAGAAACTACAATTGGCACATCATCTACACAAGATAAGATGTTTATAAGATTTTCAGATCAAGAAAATATTTCTGATTATGCTCCGACTTCAGTTAATACCGCGGGTACATTTAGAATAGATTCAGGAACAAAAATTATGGGAGCTGTAAGAGGTAAAGATTATATATTAATTCTTACTGATACATCTGCATATGTTATGCAGTTTGTTGGACCTCCGTTTACATTTTCAATTAGACAAGTTGGTTCAAACTGTGGGGCTATAGGACAACACTCTATCAAATATGCTAATGGAGCTGTTTGGTGGATGGGTCAAGCTGGAGGATTTTTCGTTTATGATGGTACTGTAAAATCTGTGCCATGTTTAGTTGAAGACTTTGTATTTACAAATAAAGGAGACAACCTTGGCTTAAGTTATGGTAATGGTGAACAAGTATATGCGGGACTTAATCATCTTTATGAAGAAATAAGTTGGTTCTATCCTAAGGATGGTTCTTCATTAATTGATAGAGTAGTTACATATAATTATACTGAACAAACTTGGACAACTGGTTCATTATCTAGAACTACTTGGTTTGATGCCACACTATATGATAATCCTTACGCAACAGAATTTTCATCAACGGGCACTCCCTCTTTTCCAACAATACAAGGAGTAACAAATCAAAATGGTGCTTCAACTTATTATGCTCATGAAGTGGGCAACAATGAAGTAGATTCTACTGGAGCAAAAACAGCTATTCCAGCTTTTATTCAATCTGGAGATTTTGATTTATCATCAGGAGGAGAAGGTCAATTTTTTATGAGTCTTAGAAGATTTATTCCTGATTTTAAATTAATTACTGGTGATGCACAGATAACTATAAATCTTAGAAAGTTTCCGTCTGATACTTCAACATCATCGCCTCTCGGACCTTTTACAGTAAATAGCACAACTGAAAAAGTAGACACTAGAGCAAGATCTAGATTTGCAAGTATCAAAGTCGCAAACACTTCAACAGATCAAAACTGGAGATACGGCACTTTTAGGGCAGATGTACAACCTGATGGAATGAGATAATGGCAAGAGTAGATATTGTTATTCCTGAACCTACACCCATTTATACTGAAGACAATCAAAGACAAGTAGCTCAATCTTTACAAACACTTAAAGATAAGTTAAATACTTCTTATCAACAAGAAATAAAAAATGAACAGGATGCTTTTAATTACTTTCTATCATGACAATTAGATATAAAAACCAAGGCTACAAACAAGCTAGTACAGGCAAAACTACAGTGTTTACATGCCCTAGTGATGCAACAGTTATAGTTAAAAGTATTTATTGTGCAAACAATGATGCATCATCAGCTATTTTAGTAAACATGAATCTTGTTGATTCATCCGATTCAAGCACAGAGTATGAATTTTTTAGAGATGATGTAGCTGCAAAATCACAAGTTAATGCTACACCACAAGGCTTAAATTTAGAAGCAGGTGATGCAATAACAGTAACAGCAGCCACAGGAAGCAATGCAATCCAAGGTGCAATAAGTTACGCACTGATAGATAGATCTCAGGAAAACGGATAATAATTTTTAACATTTAATTAATGAGAAAAATTATTTTTACTGACTCTATACTTATAGATTATTTTAATGATGATGATTTCAATAATTTTAAAAAACAAATTTTTACAATATTAGAAGAAAAAAAACAAAATAACTTTACTGTACAAAAAAGTAACTTTGGTGGTTTTCAAACAGAAAGCATTAGCTCAGATATTAGCAAATACAATTTAGGTATAGAAAAAATATTAATGAATAAAATCATTAATATGTTAAAAAATAGTTATACTTTTAATGAAATAGAATTAAGCTTACATGAAATGTGGATTAACGAAAATAATAAAGGTGATTTTAATTCTCCACATATACATCCCGGTAGCGATTTTAGTGGTGTTTTATATATTAAAACATCCGAAAAAGCTGGTGATGTAGCTTTTATTAGAAACGATAAATGTCCAAGTATGGGTAATCACGAGCAAATTTTTAACGATACAGATTTTATTACTGAATCTAAGATAACACCAGAAAATAAAATGATCATAATATTTCCTTCATACATGCAACATATAGTTTATCCCAATCTAGAAAAGGATAGTAGAATTTCTATTTCATTTAATATAAGGTTACAGAATGGCTAGAAAATTTAAAGATCATGTTGTAAGAGATAAACCTAGAAAAAGAGGTAGTCGAAGACACAAAAAATCATTAAACAAAAACGAAAAAAGACAAAAGCGAACTCGAAGGTACAAGGGTCAAGGAAAAGGCTAAACAAAATTTTAAATGAAAATAATAAATAACTACTTAGAAGTAGGTAAGCTTTTGGAATTACAAAAATTTATTTTTTCAAGTGAGTTTCCTTTATTTTATAATAACAAAGTTGATAGAAATGATAAAGACTTAAATGATTTTATGTTTGGCCATGCCTTTTATGATGATAACAAACAACAGAGTCCCTGGTTTAATTTTATTGTTATGCCTTTGTTAGGTAAATTAAATTTAAATTATTTAATAAGAGCAAAATTAAATTGTTACACTAAAAAAAACAATTTTATACACACTCGTTTACACACTGATTTAGACAAAAAACATAAAGTTGCTTTATTTTCGTTAAACACATGTGATGGATACACTTATTTTGACGATACAAAAGAAAAAGTAAAATCAATAGAAAATCGAATGATTATATTTGATGGTGATAGAAAACATTGTAGTGTAGCACAAACAAACACAAATTTAAGAATTAACATAAATATTAATTTTGTTTAAGTAGTAGACAAATTTAATTTAAAGTATTATAAAAGATACCGTAAACGAGGAGATTATTATGAATGATTTACCAAAAATACCAGCTGAGGCAAAAGAAATAATTAGACACAAAAAAACAGGAAAAGTATATGCTAATAAAGCTGAGTTTGATTCTGATGTTGCTGACCCCAATACTGACACTACTGTGGATGACTTTAGACAAGACCTTGAAATTAAAGTTACTAAAATTCCAATGGGTATTCAAACAAAAAAATAAATGAAACCTAGAGGTGCAAATGAACTTCAAATGGAGAGGCTTAATAAGCATGTTTCAAAAGAGCTTTTAGATAAAGTACAGATTTGTACATCAATACCAGGAAAAGTTCCTATTGATCCTAATAAGTTAAAT